GCAATTGTTATTACATTATCTGTTACTGCAGTGTCTATACCATCGCCACCAGTGAATGTAATTGTTTCGCCAGTATTTACTGTATCACTTGAGCCTGAATCTGCTGCAATACTTAATGTACTTACAACCGTGCCAAATGATAAGTTACCTGCGCCGTCTGTTTTTAAGAATTGACCTGCTGAACCATCCGCTGTCGGATGTGATAGGCCATCAAGAATAACCTTACCAGCACCATGTGGTGTTATTACAATATTACCATTAGTGTCTGTTGATGTAATTGTATTGGTAGCACCAGTAACGGTTATATTACCAATATTTAAGTTATTAATCTTTGAACTTGCATCTACGATTATCGCTGATGACGCTGTTAGCGTACCAGCTGTGTGGTCCATCATATCAGTATATAACTGACCACCTATGATTTTTGCTACTACATCACCGCCGGATGTTTCGCCTATAAAAAGTTTATCTGAACTAAATGAGTAGGCTTGTTCACCAACCGCTAATGCATTTGTCGCCGGTGAGCCAGTCCCCGTACTATATTTAGTAATAATTACTGTACCTGACATACTATCTCCTAATTAAATTAATGCGCATTGCAGTTAAAAACATGTTAAAAACTCCCGCCTATAACTTTTAGATTTGAATTTTCAACCTCTGGTACCACCTTAAAGGTTGATGTACCATTATCCCATAAAATGACTGATCCATCGATTCTTTGGCTTGTATCTACATCTGTTAAAGCCGATAACGTTTGACCAGTAGTAAGCAATAATTTTTGTGCCTCTATTCTCTTTTGACTTGCCGAATTAGCTGCTAAGCTTCTCTTCGCCGTAATTTTTCCCTGTAGTGCCATATTATTGTGTTACTCCTGCGTTAACTGTTATTTGTCCTTCGATAACCCTTGTTTTATATCCTGTGCTCGTTTTTGTTATCTCTACATCATATACATACCGACCTGCTTTCATCGCGTTTGTCTGTGTATTACTCAATCCTATTGTAATCTCTCCGGCAGTAGCATCTGTTACTGTACATGTAAAATCAACCTTAGTGCTGGATGAATAAGTTTTTCTTATTTGTCCGGCCACTGTATAACCTGTTAAGGTGGCTAAAGTTCCATCTGAATCATCTACTATGACCTCAGCTGAAAAATCGGCTCCTTGGTCTATACTTATATCTGAATATACTGCCATTTCCTATATACCTATTTATAATTTATCGTATTTATGAACCTGCACCGTACAATGTCTTAACAGTTGTACCTGCAGAATTAATTATTAATAACTCAACCTCATCTTTTAGCTTTGCTCTTGAGATTGCATCATTGGCTACATGAACTTCATCAATTGATCCATCAACATATTGGTCTGAATCAACAGAGTTTGCAGCCATTTTAACAAGTGTTACTGCACCATTAGCTATTTTACCTGTTGTTACATTTAAATCAGTTATATCGTCTGTGCTAACACTTGCTGACGCTCGTGTAGTAGCAATACTCACTGACCCTAAGTTTGTCATTGTACCCGAACCTGTTACATCACCTGTTAGTGTAATAACTGGGTCGATAACGTCAAAGTCAAGTGTACCAGTCGAACCATCATAAGTTACTGCTAAACCTGATTCAGTATTATTATCAACCATAGCACCAACAGTTGTTTGTATATGAGATGTAAGAGCAACACCAGCAACTGTAATAGCATCAGCCTCTAATGTGCCATTAATATCAGCATTACCCTCAATATCTAAGCTTGCGCCGTCTATTTCACCGGTAACTGTAATACTATCTACGAAAGCATCTTTAAATCTAACACCTGTCGTACCTAAATCAATATCACTATCTGTTTGTGGTCCAAGAATGCCATCAGCAACATATACTTGTTCAGCATTAGCTGCATAAAAATGTATTTGGTCTGCTGTTTCAAAATCTATTTTAGTCTGATCGTCTTCACCAATCTTAATATCTGCTGCAAGTAAAGATGTTATTGTTGTTTGAGCAGCACCTAAGACAAAATCTAATGTATTATCACCATCTTCATATGTTACTGCAATACCTGATTCAGTATTTGAACCAACCATTGCTCCAACAGTATCTGATATTGTTTCAGCAAGGGTAACACCATTAACTGTTATTGCGTCTGCTTCAAGTATACCATCAACATCTATATTACCAGAAAAATCTACTTGAGCTGCTGTAACTTTTAAATCACCTGTGCCTGTATCTGCAATATATGAATTTGTACCATCGTGGTAAATCTCTAAGCCGTCTGATGATGTACCAAGTACTACCTTAATATTATCATTAAAGACCATATGACCTGTAATAGTACCACCAGTAGATGCTAAACTGCTAGCAACTATAGTTTGATGTGCATTAACGCATCCAACAAGAGTTGCATGTCCTGAATTGCTGACAGATAGATTATCTAAATCACCAATTGCAGTACCAATCTCATTTTGCTTAACTCTCCATTGATCAAAGGTATTTGCTGTTGTTACGTTAACTGTATTTGCCATATTATCTCTCTATTAATGTTTGAAGCATCATTTTAATTTCTGATACGTCTTGTTCTACTTTATCTAATCTCTCTACATCGGCTATTTTCTTTGCTCGATTCATTGAATATTGTTCACCACCAGTTGACATATTTATAATAGCCCCTGATTTTGTGTCTCTAACTAATCCTGTATGTCCTTGAACTGGTATTTTCATTATTTCCTCAATGCTATAGCTCTAAGATCTTGACACATTGGAATAGTACTTGTACTTGTAGACCTAAATACAATCTTCACTGCAAATATCGTAAATGCTGCTATAGCTGTTGAAGTACCAATATCCCATATTGATTCATTATATGTTGCACCATCTGAGTATGCAACCACACCATTATTACTTGATGGAGTGCCTAATACCCATGATTCAGTATCGAACGTTGCTGCAGTATTACCAGTCTTATAATATAAGTCCACAAATGAACCATTAGGACGATTAACATCTAAATAGACCTTAAGAGCATCTGAACTGTCATTTAATTCGATTGTTTTAGTAATATATTTGGCTAAATTAGCGCCTGTACTAGCGTTTGTCTCACCACTTGTAACATTATCAATCCTATTGCCAACAGTAATGATTGAACACCTTTCCATATCAATCACTGGCGATAAATAATTATTCGTTGATTGGAATGCACCATCAAGACGTACTGTTTCTGTGGCACCACGCTTAATCACCTTAGGTATTAATGGAGTATAGTTATCATTTGCCACAAGAGCAGCTATAGTAGATGCAGCTCCAAGTGTTGTAGCAGCTCCAACCGCAGTATCTCTAATTGTCCATGACTGTGATGTATTAGGTAATACAATATTTTGAATTACTGGGTGGATTGTATTCCATGCTAAGTTTTGAGTAGCTTGACATGTTGTGCCACCGCCGTTACCGGCAGTAATGGCTGCAATATGTCCTGATCCAGCAACTGTAATCGTGTAAGCATCTTGTGTTACTGCAGTAATTGTGTGTATTTTGTTTAATTCATGTGCATAAGCTGTACCTGTGCCTGTTCCTGCTGCGGCTGCAGTAAATACAACATCAGCTGCTGCGGTTGTACCTGATGGCACTCCTGCAGTTTCCCATTGTGCTTGGGTAGTATTACCTACTGCCACAATCTTATATTGTGTCCCAATTACAAATGCTCCACCGGCTGTTGTTGCTGTACTGAAGTCATATCCGTTCGTTGCAACAAATCCTGTAAGAGTCACTGTATCAGTAGCCACCATACTGTGGTCTCTATGAGCTACTGTAAAGATATTAGATGCACTTGCACCTGATGCCACAGTAGTTAATGGGTTAGATATTAATGCACGTGATGGTAATTCACTATTTAATAGTACAGCATTATAGGCTTGGTCTATTGAGAATACTGCTCTCTTCAAGACAAATGTCAAGTCCTTATTCTGGTCAGCTGTCCATGTTGAAGCATTTTGTGACTTAAATAATACACCTGCATAAGGCTGTTGTGATATTCTATTACCGCTTTGGTCTTCATCACCAATTTGAGCATAACGTACTGTGTACTTATTAGAGTTTGACATAAGAACAATTGCATATTCAACACCATCTTGTAGATATACCGGAGATGGGAAGGTGAATGCAGTTGCCACAGATGTACTAATTGATGAAGGATTAAGCGTTACATCAGAGAATGGAATAATTTTCTGTGTAGGGAATCCATTGACCATTTCACGTATTGATACATTTACAGGTATAGCATCATCTTTAGCTGTAAAGTAAAGCTCTACTGAAGTAACAAATGCTGCTTGGTCAAGCAATATTGATTGAGCTAATGGGTCATGCCAATTAACTCTATTTCTTCCTGTCTCTCTGCTAGTAGTTGTTGTATCTTCTACTGTCAATCTTGAAATAACCGGAGTTCTTGTTGAAATAATAACATTTTCCCTTGATTCGAGTAAGCCCGAAGCATTATACATTGCTGTAGCTGATGTTTCTGTCACCTCATCGTTATTAGCAGATGATTGAGTTAGTTTAAATTCTTTTTCACCAGTCTTAAAGTTAAGTGCACTATTATTAGGTATTAAGAATGAACCTGATATTGCACCATTCGCATCAGTTGTTAATGTAGTAGCTCCTGCTGGGTGAGCAGTAACAGTATTAATACCAACTAATGGGTCATATGTTGACGCTGTAGTAGATACATAATTTGCTACAGCTGTACCATCAAAATATGCATAAACTTGAGTGGCTGGCTTCATACGTGTAGCAGCAAATGAAACTAATCTTGTTCTCATGAATGGTATAAAGTTAACCTCTACTATACGATCACCTGAACTAAATCTAGATGTTTGTACTTCAATAGTTTGCTGAACACCTGTCCGTCTCATATTACCTGTTTCAGTTTGGATATTCCAGTTACCTGATCTATGCCAGCTCTTCTGACCTGTCCAGTTGGTTGTCCATGAATTCCATACAGTTCCTACTTGAGGTTGGAGAGCTGCCTTCATGGCATCAAATTCACCATCATTGTTAATGACCACTTCTGGTCTGCGGTCTATATCCCTCCATTCATCAGTCGAAGGAGTCAATGCCATTGATCCAGTCCAATTAAATACATCGTAAGGGTTAACATTAATTTGACCTGAATATTGTGTTTGTGATATAAGATTACTTGCTGAAGTATTTGTAGTATATGGCAATGTAACCAAATCACCTGTTTTAACGGTTGTGGATGCACCATCATGTGTTAATCCAGCATTACCTGAAGCAAATCCAGGGCGTAATATACGATTATTTATGTCTACTGCTGCTCTATATTCTGGGGATGCAGAGTTAGACATTCTTGTATTTGAGAATGCATCTACTAAGAAGCCTGACTTCCATCGTGGGTCATTTGTTCCATCTAAAATTTGTTTATTCTGTGCTTCAGCCTCTAAGAATGATAGAACTGAATAATATTCTATTTGGCTTACTCTTTTATCAATACGACCAATATCACGCATTGTATAGCGTCTATTATCAATAAAGTCAAGGGTTACCTCATCGGCTGTTAATGTATATGCCGGAATAGTCATTGTATATAAATGCATTGAATCACTTGGAATTTCAGGTGGCTCTGGAGTACGTGCCGGAACACCACCAGCTACACCAAATGTACCCTTAGAATCTAAATAAATCTTATCGATTCTTGGTAAATAGAATTGAATATCTGTTTCGAATTGTGAATATCTTGTAGGGCAGAATGCTGTAACAGCTCCTGTACCTGTAAATACAGCACCAGCGTTACCTGTACGTGGTCTAAAGTCAACACAACTTCTTAATTCTAAATCGCCAACTTTAGGGATGTCCTCATAATCAATAGCTGCATAAGAATCAACTGTAAAGAAATCACCAGCAGAGTGGTCGAAATACTTATATGTTGCAGTAAGTGCTGCAGCTGCAGTATAATTAGATGTAGTCTTTAATGTAATACGACCAGCATCATAGTGAGTATCTTTTTGGCCATTGTCTAAGTTAAAATGAGTAGTAACATCAGCACCGCCAGAAGTTTCAGTGACAGATACTAATTCATGTACGTCTGCATGGCCAAGCTGTTGACCAGTACCAGCATATGATACGCCAGCATTAAAGTTTACAGCAGTATTACCACTTAGTGTTTTTGTCTTCATATCCAAAGTTCTGACCATAGGAGCAATTAATCTTAAAGTATCTCCTTCATATGAACTTAAACCACTAACTGTTACTGTTTGGTTGACATTACTAAATACATATTCAGCCATATCATCAACTGGAGGGTTATCTGTAAGTGAAGAACCATCGTCATTCACTAATATCCAATTTGTATTAAGTGATTTTGAACCAAATACTTCATTAGCAACGGCTGTTGTAAATACTGCTACACCACTTGTGACATCACCAGTCGCAGTATGTATACGATTTGTCTCAAATCTAAAGTTATAATCGGTAGAACCATCTGTCATGGTATTGAGTGTCTTAATTCGTTTGTATGGTAATTCAAATATTAATCCATCAGGGCCAATGTTAAACGATTCTATAACTGCAGCAAAGTCATAAGATGCTTGAGCATCTAATTGAGTTGCTAAAGTCATTGTACCTGTAAAATCAAATATGTGTATTCTATATCTTGAAGCTGTAGTACCACCATCACCTGACACACGTTCGATTGAACGAGCACGACATGTACCAATTGATGAACCACCAGCATTCTCAATATCTATCACACCAAATGTAGTAATGTCTGGGAAACCGTCCATACTAGTCACTTCAATATAGTTATTATGCGTTATTTCTGTAACTTTATCTGTTACTCTTTCCGATATCCTTGCTTTATCAAAATGCACATCGGTTGTACCAAGGGTTTGTATCTCATAACCTCTTACATATGCTTTTGAAGGCTCAACACCAAGGGTTAATTTAGTGGCTGTACCACCTGTATGGTCCTTAACCAATGCTTTAAATGGATTTACATAGTAATTACCAGACTCATCAAATGTTCTACGAGCTAATTCATCTGCTAAGTGATTATAATCTGCAGTTCGTGCATTCTTTGTGATATAACCATCTTCTAATCTAGCGATAAGAACAAAGTTACCATTTGTAGCATTAACTGCTTGAGATGATAATGTAGCTGTAATAGAATAACGATGTGCACCAGGAGCAGAAGCATTAGGAGTACCTGTAGCATTATCATTTAACGATGAATCAGTACCTGAACTGACAAGGGATTCAGTGACAAGTAAGCCAATATCAAATGATACGTTATATGTATATTTGGATAATACGATTGTTTTAGCTTTAGCTATAACAAAATGCTTCTTAATATAATATATACCATCTTCTAGTGCCACAATAGAGCCAAAACCTGTAGCAGAAGCTGCTTTTACTTCAGCTGATTTATTTGCACCATCTGTAATCGTTGCATTATCTGCAAAAACTGTACCAGATATGTATTTAACAAATAGAGTAATAGGATCTGAGCCAGAAGCTAGTGACGCATGGACAACCCTAGCTACATTAGTACCATCAGTAAATTCAGTACCAACTAATTCAACAACCGTATCGCAATATGCATTAACAGAATCTAATTTAATATAGTCAATTTTATTATGGAGGTGAACAGCTCCTGGTACAACAACAGAACCATCTTTAAAGGTATGGTCACCATGAGATGATACTTGATTTTGTAATGTTGTTTGTAACTGAGTTAACTCTCTTGCTTGTACTGCTTTACCAGGTCGAAACAATATTCGTTGATATTGTTCTTTAGGGCTTAAAGTGTTGCCTGCAGCAACATCTTCAAAATCGTCCCAATATGGTTCTACGTTAAATGAAATTGCCATATTTCTATCCTATTTAAAATGCGATTACTAATCTTACTGTTTCTACTTGTCCGTCTGCTCTCGTAGTTGCTGTTCTATTCTCTACAAACATTACATCACCTGAATGATGGTTAACTAATGGAACAGCTACTGAAGTTATTGCGTCTCCGCCACCTGCTGTACCATTAAAACGGAGATTATCTGAAGCTGTAATTGGTGTATATCCAGTAGCTTCGTTTTGTATATAATGTAATTTACCAGTTCCTGAAACATATTCTACAACCATTGCAACTCCACCACCAACTGTACCTTCAACTAATTGATCTGCTGGGTATGTGCCACTTGTAACAGTTATTAAACTCTTACATGCGTTATATGCAGCTGCTTCTGCAATTTGAGCAATAGTACCACTACCAGTTGATGTTGTAGCGATAGATTTAAATATTTCTCCAACGACTGGATTACCACTCGTTGACCCTGCTGTCGCCCAATGTGCATCACTAGAGGTACCCATTGTTAAAATCTTATAAAAGTTACCAACTGTCATTGAAGCAACAGCTGAAAGTGTTGCTGAATCTTTATCTTCTTCAATTGGGTTTTTAAGTACTGCTATTTGTCTAAAATCATTTGTATCAGGAATTGAACCTGACTCATCACCTGTAAATACTGTATTAATAGTTACATAATGTGCTCTTAAATCATTTGTAGGATCTGCTCCATATCCGCCTGGAGGGCCAATTACTGGTCTAAGCGTTCCTGCTGTAGATGAACCACTTGTGGTTAAAGTAATCTTAGCGTGGGTATATCCTGTGCCAATGTTAGTCATTGTAATACTATTAATAGCTCCACCAGATACTGTACATGTTGCTGTAGCACTTGAACCATCACCTGTAATAGTGATTGTTGGTGCAGCTGTATATCCAACACCTGCAGTAGTTATCTTAAGGTTATATATAGCCCCATCGATTGCATTACCTTGTACAGCCCATTGTGCTGTTAGTCCAGCATCAGCACCAACTGATGGCTGTTCATATAATTTTCTGCAAGGCATAAATGATGCTGTTAAAAATTTAGTTACATCAGTTGCTGGGACTGTATACATATATTTCCATATATAACCATCATTAGTAGATACACTACCAATAACACCTGATGTTTGAACACCTATAGTGTCTGGGTTATATGTACTTGCGCCTGCACCGGCTCTCAAACACATATATACGTTATTATTATCTGATATAACAAAATATGTTTTGCCTTCTATGTTTGTATCTTGATCGTCATATTCTATATATGTAGTACCAGAAACCCATAGGTTTCTTTTTGTACAATGAATAATGTCTGCAGCATCAACTCTCTTCATGGCGAACATGTTTTCCCATAAAGTATTGTTTGCGTAGTCATTTTCATATGGGGTGTCCGGAGATGCATCATCCGTCCATGCATTTGGCCGTCCCAAAGCCATATAGAATTGATTATCACTTAGACTCTCAACGAATTTATTCGTTGAATCTAGTCTGAATTTGCTTGTGATTATTGCTGCCATTTTATTTCCTCTTTTATGTTATGGAGTATGTTGAACGAGTGAACTCGCTCCACCCAATCCGAATTGTAAACCTATATTGTTATTTATACTATCTTGCACTGTATATCGAGAAAAATCACTATTTGGACCTAAATATCTGAACTTCATATTGTCCCAATGGTTCCACATACCTATTTTCTTAAATTCTGAACTACCATTTGCAAAATGGGTATACGATTTCTCTAATATGTGACTATTAAAACTTACTGGTCCAACTTGATGTGCACCTAAAGTTAACTGTATCTTACCAACAAATGGTAACCAACCATATTGCGCTTGTGTATTTCCTTGGTCTAATGCTGTAATATAAATCAATATCTCCCCAAAGAATTTAAATCCTGCGGGGTGAACTAATCTTGTAAATGCATTTTTCCAATCAGCTACATTCTTACCAGTTTTTAATACATATGAAAATTGCTGATAGTAATAAGAGTCTTGTAAAAACTTTTTATCTGATAAGAATCCATCATTTGTAGTAAATAATCCTTTAGCATATGTCGTTACAACATCAGCATTTGATAATGCACTTGTAAATGTTAATCTATGTTTAGTTGTACCTGAATCTGAATATACTTCCTCAACATAATCTGTGGTTGGTGTTTGATATGTGTCATTTACAAATACAACGTCATCATCAAAAATAGCTGCTTGAGCTGCATCATTATTTCCATCAATTACAGTAGGTGCGCCACTAATTGTAAATATATGATTAGGAGTAAATGTAGTTCTATTAGCTTTAATAGCCGTTTCTTGATTTGTCCAAGTTCCATCAGATGGATTAAGTAAATCATTAAATGGAAAATATGTCTCTACATCATCATTATATATCATTCTAAAGAATGACTTAATAGATTCAGGTGTACCTCTACTTCTATAAAATTCAACAAGTCTCTTATAGAACATTCTTGGGTTTGTAGCAAAATCTCTTGGTACTGCGACACCAATTTCATTTTGGAGTTCTGTTAATAGCTCTTCTTCTACATGGTCAATATCTCTTTGGATATCAATTGAGTTAAGATAGAATCCTGATTTATTTTGACGCTCTAAATATAATGCATATGTCTTAAGAAATACAACTAAATCAGGATATGAACCCTCTATATGGTCTGGTACTAATTCATCGATATATGATGATATATTATATTTGCCAATTGTTGCCATTAGTTACTCACTGTTGTATAGTCAATACCAGCAGTAGTACCACCAGTAGCCATAGTATCTATCTCTCCTGTTATCGTTGCGGTTGATGTATTAATTGTTAATAATTCATTTCTTGTAGGTGATATATCAGACGATGCTGGTTTAACCGTAACATCGATTGTAGTAGAACCTATAGGTAATGCAGTTGGTTGGAATGCGTTAAGAGTAATTGTTCCAGCCTCTTCATTCACATCACCAACGTTAGTAGCTAATACTAAATCACCTGAATCAACAATTTGAATAATTCGTGTATCACTTGAACTATCATAAAAATCTTTAAGCTTAGCATCAACCCCAGCATATGTAAAATTAGTTGATTCTACATAAGCACCAGTAGATGATGTAGTAGCATCTAAGTCAGACAATGCTTGATTAAATTTAAGCGTATATTTAGTTGCTGTACCAAGCACTGGTATAATCTTTTTAGTCATCTTAATACGAGTAATATTAGATAGGATAGCAATGTTAGTATCGTCAATCTTTTTAAGAACATTTGAGTCTCTATATACTCCACCAAAACTCTTTAATGTATCATCGTTATATGTCACAAGTGTATTCCTTATTGAGGTTGACAAACCAGACGCTGTTACTGTAGCAAGGTTAGGATTAAATTTAAAGTAAACTTCAAGGTCGATATAGGTGTATTCTGGGTCGACAAGAACCGGAGTGATACTTACAACGTTTTTTGGCTTTAAAATACTTGTTTTTATAGTGGTTTTTTGGTCATCGGTGAGTGTTTCAGCTGATAATGGCTTAATGGAGACATACACCTTACCATAATCGGGTACATCATGATCTTCTCCACCCCATACTGCAACAGCTTCAACATCGGCAAATTCGTTTTTAATAATGGCTTTATAATCATCTGGTGTTACAGCCCTATTTTGTGATACGTGCGCAAGAGGAGCATTAAATTTAATAGCTTCTTTAGTTTCCCTTGCAGCACCACCTGTAGCTTTACTCACTAATGTAATTGTTTCATTACTATTACCATTAAGTGAATCAGTCATAGTAAATACTGTAGCACCATTCACATTATCACCTGATGGGATTGAAGCATATTCTATTCTAACAGTATTACCATTCCCTGGCCTTTTACCAATAATGTTATCACCAAATTTTATTTCATAATAACTATCTCTGCCTTCCTCTAAAAAATATACTTCACTTGTACCATCTAAATCTACTACATTACTATTTAATGTATAAACTTTAGATGCACTTGTAGAACCAGAATCAATAATTGTAACTGTAATTGAAGCTGTGTTTACATTCTTAGAAGGAATAATATATTGTTCATATACATTATTTTGATATGTATATTCTATTTGTGATGATGTCCCTTGTTCAATTTGAACATTTTCAAATAACCAACCATCTGTTGCATCAAAGTTAATTGTATGAGTAGCTGAAGCAAACATTGGGTATGTTATACCATCGATAGTTGTTTGGAATTTTGTACCTTTTGTCATACTTAAAGGTAGTGGTAT